GGTGCCGTGCCCGCACTGCGGCGCCTACCAGGTGCTCGCGTGGGGCAACCTGGCCTGGCCGAAGGAAGCGCCGGAGAAGGCGCAGTACCGCTGCGAGCACTGCTCGAAGCTGATTGCCGACTGGCAAAAGCACCAGATGCTCAAAGCCGGCGAGTGGCGCGCGGCTCGGCCGGAGGTGGCCGAGATCGCAGGTTTCTGGATCAACGGTCTCTATTCGCCGTGGCGCAAGTGGGGCGCGCTGGCGAAGAAGTTCCTCGCCGACAAGAAGTCGATCGAGACGTTGCGCGAGTTTGTGAACACGGTGCTCGCCGAACCTTGGGACGATGCGGCGGAAACCACGGTCGACCAAGCGACGGTCATGGCGCGGCGCGAGCACTACCGGGCGGCAGTGCCGTACGGCGCGGTCGTGTTGACGGCGGGTGTCGATGTACAGAAGGACCGGCTCGAGCTGGAGCTCGTCGGCTGGGGGCGAGGCGAGGAATCGTGGTCGATCGAGTACCGCGTGCTGCCGGGCGATCCATCGGGCGCGCTGGTCTGGCAGGAACTCGACACCTACCTTGAACGGCGCTGGCCGCATGAGACAGGGATCTCGCTGCCCGTGGCGGCGTGCGCGATCGACGCAGGCTACGAGTCGCAGGCGGTGTATGAGTTCTGCCGAACCCGCTATCACCGGCGCATCTTCGCTGTGAAGGGCAAGGGCGGCCCGCTGCCAGTCTGGCAACGCAAGCCGACGGCGAAGAACATCCGCGGCGAGAAGCCATGGATCGTGGGCACGGACACGGCGAAGGAGACGATCTACGGGCGGCTCAAAAACCCGACGCCGGGCACGCCCGGTTACTCGCACTTTCCAGCAGACCGCGAGGAGGGCTATTTCGAGCAGCTCTTGGGTGAGGTCCTGGTGACCACGTACGCGAAGGGCCAGCCCAAGCGCGAGTGGCGGCCTAAGCCCGGTGTCCGGCAGGAGGCGCTCGATGCGCGCGTTTACGCTTACGCCGCGCTGCGGGCGCTCATCTCGATGGGCCTGTCTCTCGACAACGAAGCGGACCGGATCCTCGCGGCGAACCGGCCCCGTCCTGTGCCTGAGGATGAACGGGACCGCGAACGCTGGTTGGGCGAGCGAGGAAAGAGGTGGCTCACGCGATGAAAGTCCGAAGTCAGCCAAGCGCGCAGGGGATACCGGGTGCCTGGGAGTACCTGGTGGTCACCGGCGACGCTGAATCGCCGGACCTGCTCATCCGATATGGCGCGCAAGGGTGGGAGCTTGTCACTGTCGTGCGCGAGTTCGGGACGCGAGCGACGTTTTACTTCAAACGGCGGCGAGCATAGATGCCTTGGACGCAGCAGCAACTCGACGCCGTCGAGGCGGCGATCGCCAGCGGCGAACTGACCGTCCGCTTTGGCGACCGCACGGTGACCTACCGCTCAATGGACGAGCTGCTCCAGGCTCGGGCCGTGATCCGGGAAGCGCTGGCCGCCGAATCGGGCACTACGACAGACCGCTTCTCATTTGCTCAGACCTCAAAAGGATGAACTGGCTCGACAAAGCGATCGCTTGGGTGTCGCCCGAGACGGGTCTGCGCCGGATGCGCGCACGCCGCGCCGGGGAACTGATCCGGTTGGCCTACGAAGGCGCGCGGACCAATCGCCGCACTGGCGGCTGGGTCACCACCGGCAACTCGGCCAACGCCGAGATTTCGGTGGCGCTGTCGAAGCTGCGCGAACGCTCGCGCGACCTGATCCGCAACAACGCCTACGCGGCGCGCGCCGTGGCCGAGGTGGTGGGCAACGCGATCGGCACGGGTATCACGGCGCAGGCGCGAAGCGGCGAGCCGGATCTGGACCGCTTGATCAACGCCGTCTGGGCGGACTGGATCGAGGAGTGCGACGCCGACGGGCAGCTTGATTTCTACGGACTCCAGGCGCTGATTGCCCGCACGGCCTTTGAAAGCGGTGAGTGCCTGGTGCGATTCCGCCAGCGGCGCGAGAGCGACGGCCTTACCGTTCCGTTGCAGCTCCAGGTGCTCGAGCCCGACTATCTCGACCACACGAAGACCCAGAAGACCGAGACGGGCTACATCATCCAGGGTGTCGAGTTCGATCTGGTAGGCCGCCGCGTCTTCTACTGGCTCTACGGCCAGCATCCCGGCGATCTGGTGCAGACCGGTGTGCGCGGAGGTGCGTCGCTCCAATCCGTGCGGGTCCCCGCGAGCGAGGTTCTGCACATCTACAGGAAAGACCGCCCGGGCCAGGTGCGCGGTGTGCCATGGCTGGCGCCCGTAGTGGTCACACTGCGCGATCTCGATGAGTACGAAGAAGCCGAGCTGGTCCGCAAGAAGATCGAAGCCTGCTTCGCAGCGTTCGTCACCCAGCCGCAGGGCCCGGATGGGCCGCCGATCGCTCCGGCCGTGCCGGACCCGGCCACGGGCAAGCGCGTCGAGAGCTTCGAGCCCGGCATGATCGAGTACCTGAAGCCGGGCGAGGAGATCACCTTCGCCTCGCCGTCGGCATCAGCGGGTTATCGGGATTACGTCGCGGCCAAGCAGGCTCAAATTGCCACGGGCTTGCAGCTGACCTACGAGCAGTTGACCGGGGATCTCTCGCGCGTGAACTACTCAAGCTACCGCGCCGGGCTCCTGAGTTTCCGCAACGGCATCGAGGGCTTTCGCTGGCTGACCTTCATCCCGATGCTGTGCACGCCGGTCTGGGAGCGGTTTCTCACGGTGGCCTACGCCGCTGGTGCCATCCCGGAGCCAGGGCCGTTTCGCGCCGAGTGGACGCCGCCCGGTTTCGGCAGCGTCGATCCGTACAAGGACTCGGTTGCCACGCTCAACCGCCTGCGCACGGGCACGCTCACGCTGCGGCAGGCGATCGCCGAGCAAGGCTATGACCCTGATGCGCAACTGGAACAGATCGCCGAAATCAACCGGATGCTCGACGAGCGCGGCATCGTGCTCGACTGCGACCCGCGGCGCGTGACGCAGAGCGGCGCCCAACAAAAACTGCCAGTCGCTGAACTTAAGCGTGAGTTGCGCGAGATTTCACAACTGCTTGCTGACGAGGAACCTCAAAATGACCCCAACGAGAGAACGGCTGGAAGCCCAGTTTGAGGCGCTGGCTCCAGCCGACCGCGACGACCGCACCGCAACGCTCACCTGGTACACGGGCGCATCTGTCCGCCGCTATGACGCGCGAGGACCCTTCGAGATGCGCTTCTCGATGGAGCCGGGCGCGATTCGAATGGGGCGCCTGGCGAGCGGCGCGGCGCCGCTGCTCAACGGGCATCGTGACTTCACTGTTGATGACGTCATCGGCGTCATCGACCGGGCGTGGGTCGAGAACGGACAGGGCAAAGCGACGGTGCGGTTCTCGAAGCGCGCCGACGTCGACCCGGTCTGGCAGGACGTCCAGGACGGCATTCTGCGCAACGCCTCGATGGGCGTGGCGATTCACGCGATCGAAGATGTGACGCCGCAAGGTGCGGCGCTGCGCCAGGTGCTGGTGACCGATTGGGAGCCCGAGGAAGTCTCGCTCGTGCCCATCGGCGCCGATCCGGGCGCGGGATTCAAGTTCGAACGGGCAACTGGCCCACAGGAGCAGAAGATGGACGAAACCATCGTTACCGCCACGGGCGAAGAGACCCGCGACGAACTGAAGATCAACCTGGATGCCGAGCGCCAGGCCGCCGTACTGGCCGAACGCGCGCGCATCCGGGAAATCGAGAAGGTCGGCCGCACGCTCGGTCTCGATGCGCACTTGGTCGCTCAGCATGTCGAAGCAGGCACCTCGATTGAGGAGTTTCGCAAGCTGGCGCTTGACGATACGGCACGCCGCTTGGCCGAACCCGAAATCCGCAGCGCGGCTGCGGTGGTCACGCGCGATCACACCGAGACCCGCCGCGCCGGGATCACGGCGGCGCTGTTGCACCGGTACGATCCGGCGGTCTTCCCCTTGAAGGACGACCTCGGGCGCGACTGGGCCGGACAGACGCTGCTCGATCTGGCGAAGGAGTGCCTCGAGACCGCTGGCACGCGCACCAAGCGGCTGCCACGCCACGAGATCGCCAAGCTCGCCCTGTCGACCTCCGACTTCCCTTCGATCCTCGCCGACGTCGCCAACAAGACCCTGCGGCAGGCCTATGAGGCCTACCCGCGCACGTTCCTGCCGTTCTCGCGGCGACGTTCGGCGGTCGACTTCAAGAACATCAACGCAGTACAGCTGGGCGAAGCGCCGAGCTTGATGAAGGTCAACGAGAAGGGCGAGTTCACCCATGGGTCGATCGCGGAATCGAAGGAGACCTACAAGCTGGCCACCTATGGCCGCATCGTCTCGATCACCCGCCAAACGATCATCAACGACGATCTGAGCGCCTTCACCCGCATCCCCGCAGGGTTCGGCGTGGCGGCGGCGACGCTTGAAAGCGATACCGTCTGGGGCATCATCACCTCGAACCCGGCGATGGGCGACGGCGTGGCGCTGTTCCACTCGAACCACGCGAACCTCAACACGGGCGCGGGCAGCGCGCTGGCCTTGACGGGCCTGGGCGCCGGCATGGCGGCGATGGCCAAGCAGAAGGGCCTCGACGGCGTCACCGTGCTGAACGTGCAGCCGCGCTATCTGGTGGTGCCGGTGGCGCTGCAACTGGCGGCATTCCAGATGATCGCGCCGAACTTGGCGCCTGCGAAATCGGCAGACTTGGTGCCCGACTACATCCGGGCCTTGACGCCGATCGCCGAACCGCGCCTGGACGCGGCGAGCACCACGGCCTGGTATCTGTTCGCCTCGCCGGATCAGATCGACACCATCGAATACGCCTACCTCGAAGGCCAGGACGGGAGTCTACATCGAGACCCGCCAGGGCTTCGATGTGGATGGCGTCGAGATCAAAGCGCGACTCGATTTCGGGGCCAAGGCGATCGACTGGCGCGGGCTCCAGAAGAACTTGGGCAGTTGACAGGAGGCTTGAGCGATGAAGAACTACATTCAACTCGGAGAAACGCTGACGCTCACCGCGCCCTACGCGGTGAGCTCTGGCGGCGGCGCGCTGGTCGGCTCCATCTTCGGCGTCGCCGCGACCGACGTCGCCAGCGGCGAAGAAGGTGAGTTCCAGGTGGCGGGCGTCTTCGATCTGACCCGAGAGGCCGGCGGGAGCACCGGCTGGTCGCAGGGCACACTGATCTACTGGAACAACACGACGAAGGTGATCACCAAGACCGCGACCAGCAACAAACTGATCGGAGTGGCGGTGCGGGCCGCAGCCGACGGCGACGCCACGGGCCGCGTGCGTCTGAACGGGGCGTTCATTTCCTGATGACGTTCGCGGATCCGGTGAGTCGCGTAAACGAGGCCTGCCTGCGGGTCTTCGGGCTGGAGGTTTTGTACCTTTCCGAGGCCGGCGGGCAGGCCGCCGTCCGAGCGGTGTTTCAGCCGGCGCGCGAGGCCGAAGATGCTTCGCCCGGCGTCTATGCCGTGTTGTTCATCCTGCTCGCAGACATGCCTGCGGCGCCGCTGCGGGGCGACGAGGTGGAAATCGACGGTACTCGCTACAAGGTCTTCGATATCGAGGCCGACTCAGAGGGCGCCGCCGTGCTCCGACTGCGTAAAGCCGACTGACTTCCGGAAAATCTTCCGGAAGTCGGACTTCCGCCAAATCTGGCGGAGGTTGGCGACTTGTGGGCAATTGCGCACAAGTTCTCTTGAAGGCGATTCATGCCCAGCGTCCGGGTCTACCAGAAGAAGCAACTGCGGCTCGACCTGCTCAACTTCCGCCAGAGGCAAATGTATGAGCTGGGCAGCGCGGGCGTCGCGGCAGTGAAGGCGCGGCTCGCCGCCGCGCAGGGTCCGGAGGATTCGGCAGCCAAGCCGCTCACCAAACGCTACGCGATCTGGAAGACACGCAAAGGCAAGGGCAATCGCCGCAACCTGACCTTCTCGGGCGACCTGCTGCGCAACTTCCAGGTCCGCACGGTGAGCGAGAACCGCGCCAAGGCAAATGTCTCGACCCGCAAGGACCGGATCAAGGCCTGGGCCAACCAGAAGCGCGAGGCGTGGATGGTGTTCTCGCCGAAGAACAAGGCGGCCGTAGTGGAGGCAGCCCGCAAGATGCTTGATGCCATGAAGTCCCGCCTGCTCGTCGAGGGCGCCTTGGGAGGGAAGCAACGATGATCAATCCTGCGGAATTGGTCGACAACCTGGTCGCACTGCTGCGGGACATCCCGGAACTGGTAGCAGAGATGGGCGGCGATGAGCAGCGCATCTATGCCTACCACGATCAGTATCCGAAGCGCGCGAGCCTCGCGAACGCCATCCACACGGCGCCGTCACCATCGATCATGGCCACATGGCAAGGCACCACGCCGGGCACATTTGGAGGCGTCGATGTCTGGAAGCACCAGGTGACCTTGTACCTGCGCACGCGGGAGACCTTCGACGGCGATCCGCCGACCGCCTACTACCGGCTGTTCCGGCTGATCACCAAGGGAGTGCCGGCCTCAGTTGGGGTGCCGATGGTAAACGCCACTGTGCATCCGTCCTGCTACCCGATGGATCTGCCGCTCATCCAGCGGCAAACCGATGCCGAGGGCCTCGATTACTTTGAGGTGCCACTCACGTTTACGGAGATGGGAGATGAGTGAAACCGTCTGGATGATGCCCCCGCACGGGCAAGGCGAGCCGCGCGAAGTGGAAGCTACGCCGGCTCAGTTGGTGCCGCTGATGATTACGGGCTGGAGCCAGTGCCCGCCACCGGAGAAAGAGACCCATGTCGACGACGAGACTCCAAGAAATTCAAATCTGCTTCGGTAAGGGCAAGCAGACCGACATCGCGACCGCCCAAACCGCCGCCACCATGTGGCAGTTGCGGAAGCTCAACGCCGCGCTGGCCAACCCCAAGCTCAACACTGAGAACGACGCCGAGGAGTATGGGAAGGGTCACGAGTTTCCGACCCAGACCTTCAAGACGTCCTGGGACGTGAGCGGGACGTTGGAGAAATACCTCAGCGCCGAGATCGCGGCCTGGGCCATGGCGTTCGGCTTGGGCAAGGTGGTGAAGTCCGGAACCACGCCGAACTTTACCTACACGTGCACGCCCCTGTTTCCGGCGAACGGCGACGCTGCCGAGCTGCCCTACTTCTCCTTCGTCGAGCAGATCCGCCCGGGCGCCGGTGTGGTTGTGGACCGTACGGCCGTGGGTTGCGTCGTCGAAGGTTGGACCATTTCGGTCGGCAGCGGGCCGGGCCGCGCGAACTCGAAGATTACCGTCGAGTTCGTCGGCTCCGGCAAGGCAACGGAACCCTCCGGCATCACGATGCCGGCTGCGACGCTTGAAAAGCTGCTGCCGTCTGCGTCGTTGGCACTCACCATCAACGGCGTTAACTACGTTTCGAACAAGAACATAGTCTCGCTCGAAACGTCCTGGAAGAACAACGTCCGCCTCGACGGCGGATTCTACCCTGGCTCGGGCTTCCAGGTGCCCGGCGACGGCGCAAGCGGCGCCATCCGTGGCCGCCTCGAGTTCGGCAACCGCCAGGGGACGCTGCGCTTCGTCGCCCGTTTCGAGAACGGCTCCACGGAACTCACGAAGCTCAGGAGCCAGTCCACGGGCACGGCCGTGCTGGCGCTCACCTACGACGCGAACAACTCGCTTGAAATCACCTGGCATAAGGTCTCTTTTGCCTCGGCCGAGGTGGGCGAGACAGACGGCATCGTCACCGTCTCGGTCGAATGCCTGCCGATGTGGGATGAGACCAACGGCATCGTATCGGCCGTGGCCAAGTGCAACGTGGATGGAATCGCTCAGTAAGGAATTGCCATGTTTGACGCAAAGCAACCCATCACCATTCACCTGCGCACGCCCGAAGGCGTGAAGCCTGTTCGCGTGCGCTTCCCGACCGACGAGGAGTGGATCGACCGCCAGAAGAAGCGCAAGGTCATCGTGAAGCAACTGGGGCGCGGTGTCTCGGAGACCACGATCCCGGACTCGGCAGAAGCTGACGCCGCTCTGCTCGCCAAGATCCGCGTGCTGGAGGAGAACGCGCCCGAGGTCGATGCCTTCGAGGCCAGCCGCATCATCGAGCAGTTGAGCCAGGCCGAAGTCGATGACGTGGTCCAGATCGGTGACAGCTTCCGCGTCACGCTGCGGGTTCTTGGCGGCACGGTGGAGCACATTCTGAAGATGCCTTCCGCCAAGGACGCCTTCGAGTACCGCCGCGGCTTCGCGCGCGTGCTCGATCTGCCCTACAACCGGCAAGAGTTGATCATCAATCTTGCCCCGGCGGCTACGCTGTTCAAGAAGCTGCTCGAATCCTCCGAAGGCTACTCAGGCGAGGTGCCGATCATCCACCAGGCCGTCGCGGTCAAAGCCGCCATCGACGCTCTGGACGGCGCCTTCCAGGATACCGGCGACCCAAACTGACAAGCGGGGAGTGGTCTGAACAACCCTCCCTGCGTTTTCTGGTTCACTGGGCGCTGCGCCGCGAGGAACTCTGCGACCCGGGGCTGTGCCCGGATGCGCCCGACGATGGCGGCCGCTGCGACCACTGCCCGCTGGACAAACTGGATGCCGCAGAATCCTCCGAGGCGGGAATGTTGCTGCGGCGCGCGATCGAGCTTCGCGCGGCGCTGAAGTTGGGCCTCCAGATCGGCCTCGATGAAGTCCAGGCCGACGAGTTCGCCGCAATCCAGGTACTGGAAGAAGAACAAACGAAGCACGAGCAAGAGAAACAGGGCATGCCCCGAGCCTGACGTCGACCTTTACGCAGGCCGGCGGACCCGAACGAAACGAATCTCGACCCGTTTGTCTAAGGCGGCCGCAATCCGGCGCAGCATCGCGAGCGAGTGACCTTCATAGTCGGCCTCTTCGAGGCGGGAAATCACCGATGCCGTCGTGCCGATCGTCTTCGCTAATTGGGCTTGCGTCAGACCGGCCTTCTTACGCAATTCGAAGAGCTTGCGGGCGACCTCGTCGTCGGCCCGTGCCTCTTCCAAGGCCATGAGGCGCTCTGGCTGGCCCTTGAAGAACCGCCGGTAAAGGATCTCCACCGCTTCCGTCGTGGGCTTCTTCTTCGAACCCCTTATCCTTGACATTCTTCTCAAGCCTACCCACTGCTATGTCTGTGACGCTCGAACCGGAATCCACTTCACCGATGACGGCGAGAGGGTTCTTTCCGCCCGAGTCCTTCCGCAATCAACGTGGTGACGAGCGTGTTGAGACTGACACCCTCCTGTTGTGCGCGGGACACCAGGCGGGCGTGCAGGGATCGCGGTACCCGTTGCCGCCACTGCCCGCTGGCCGATGTGCCCTGGCTCGGCTTGGGAATCGGATCTCCAAACTCTTGCATTGTCACGAGTGCGGCCGCGAGCGCATCCTGGCCGTTGCGGATCGCCTCTTCCGGAGTCTCGCCATCGGAGATGACGCCAGGAAAGTCCGGGAACTCCACCAAATATCCGCCTCCTTCTTCTTTGGAGAGCGGACGGACGAGAAACGGATACCGATCCAGGGGGAGTCTCTTCTTCATGGCTTGCCCTCCACAAGGTCAATCAGCGCCACGAATCGCCGGATGTAAACCGGCTTGATCGGGCGAGCGCTGGGAACCGTAAGCAGACCCGCCACGGGGTGGCGGAATACAACGTGGCTCGTGCCGTGCTGGCGATAGTCGATGGAGAATCTGTCCGCAACCACTTTCAGATCCTCAATCCGCCAGTCCCGCGGGTTGGTCCGCATCCGCTGAAGGATCTTGGCGGCATTGCTCACACTCTGATGGTACCAGCAGCGGTACCACTACACAAGACCATTTGCCCCGATCATGGCCGATAACAGGCTCGAACTCGTCGTTGAAGTCGACACCAACCGGGCCAATGCGTCCATCAAGAGCGTCAACGCGAGCCTGTCCAGCATGGAAGCCTCGGCGGTGAAGACCGCCCGAGGCACGGCGCAGGGAATCGACGGCATGACCGCGGCCATGGTGAAGGGTGCGACAGCTGGAAATCTGCTGGCCGACGCCATCAAGAGCGCCCTCGCCTGGGCCAAGGAGTTCACCGTCGGCTCCGTCATGATGGCCGCCGAGAATGCCAAAGCCGAAGCATCGCTCAAGGCGCTGGCCAACGCGCACGGCGTGGGCGCGGCTGCGGCCACCAGGCAGGTCTCAGCGATCGAAGAGATCGGCTTCGAGTACACCGAGGCCGCGCACGCCGTGCAGAGACTAATCGTGGCCGACCTGGAGCTGTCGAAGGCGCAAGGCTTGGCGAAACTCGCCAAGGACGCGGCGGCGGTCCAGAACATCGCCGCTGGCGAGGCCCTCGAATCCATCGTGATGGCCATCGAGTCCGGCACCTCGCGCGGCCTGCGCACGCTGGGGCTGTTCGTCGACTTCCAGAAGGAAGCTCAGATCGCGCAGCTTCAACTTGGCCGCGCGCTGACCGAGACCGAGGAGAAGCAGCTCCGCTACAACGCGGTCATCCGCGAAGGTGCGAAGATCCAGGGCGCGCACGCGGCAGCCTCACAGACGGTCGAGGGACAATTGGGCGCGCTGCGCCGCGAGTTCAACAACTTGCGCGAGGACATCGGAGCCCAGTTCCAGGATGGCTTCAAGGCATTGATCGGCAACCTGCGCGGTCTGGTCGCCTGGCTCCGGGAAAACACAGATCTGCTCAAGAAGTTTGGTGAGGTCGCGCTGTGGGTGTCGGGCATTTTGGCGACTTACGCCCTGGCCGACAAGATCATGGCGCTGGCGAAGTCGATCGCGGCGCTCCAACTCGCGAGCATCAACCCGTACGCTTTGCTCGCTGTGGGCGTGGTGGGTGCGGGCTTCGCCATCTACTCGCAGTGGAAGGACACCCAGGATCAGCTACAGGCCCGTTTCGATGAGATGCAGCGGAAGGCGCTGCGCGAGGACCTCTTCAGCGGGCGGACGAGCGTCGATGCCCTGCGCAAACAGGGGATGACCGACGACCAGATCCGCGAACTCGTCATGGGCAAGCGGTGGCTCCCTGGAGAGCAGGCCTTCGAGTACGAAGGCCCGAAACTGGCCATCAAGACGGCACCGGAGCCCGACCTCGAAGCACTGAAGCGGGCGGCCGAGATCCGGAAGCGCCAGTTGGAAGTGGAGCGGGAGAGCGCACGTGCGCTCGAAGAAGCGCGGCGGCGCGGGCTGACAGGATTCGCGCGGGACGTGGCCGAGGTACAGGAGCAGACTCGAAAGTGGACGACGTATGTTGACGAGCGCGGCAACGAGCAGCGCATCGCGCTGACCCAAAAGGCGTGGGAGAACGTCATCGGCGAACTTCGCGTGCGCCTGGCGAACTGGCAGAAGGAAGTCCAGGAGACCGACGGCAAGAACCTCGCCGAGTATCTGGCCGCGGAAGAAGAGGCCGCGCGGCGGCGCCTCGAGATCGAGTCGCACCTGTTCAGCCAGCGGCTGGCCTATAACGAGGAGGTTTCGAAGCGCAACCTCGATCACCTGGAGCAGATGCTCGGGATTGAAGAGCAGCGCGCCGGGATCGCGCACGAGGCCCAACTGCGGGCTCTTGATGCTACGAACGCCCAGACTCTGGAACAGAAGGTCGCCGTCGAGCAGCGCAAGGCTGCGATCGAGATCGAGTACCTCACCCGGGTCCACGAGATCCGCATGCGGCTGTTTGATCTGGAAAGCTCGCGGATGGTGATCGAGGAAGAGGCGCAACTCAAGCGGCTCGGCTACCGGGCCGATGAGATCCAGGCGCGCATTTCTGAGCTCACCACGCAGCGGGACGAGATCCGGCGGTTCCAGCAGGAGGCCACGGACGCCGCGATCCAGGGCGCGCGTGAGACGGCGGCGATTCGTCAGGCGCAACTGATCCGTGACCATAATGAGCGCATCTTCGATTCCTTCAGGCGCCAGGCCGAGGGTGTCTTCGACGCGCTGCTCACCAAGTCGCAGTCCATCTGGTCCGCGATTGGCAACTCGCTCAAGACCGCCTTGCTGACCGCCATCAAGGACGTGGTCACTTCGCGCGTGGCTGCGATGCTGATGCAGTTGTTTACCGGCACGCGGGTCTCGCTGGCCGGTGGAGGCGCCTCCGGCGGGGGCACGCTCGGCAGGCTCGGCGGACTGCTCGGTATCGGCGCAGCGCCGGTCTTCGGAGGAGGCAGTGGCGGCGGCAGTCCCATTCCGGGCGGCGCGGCCGGAGGGTGGGGCACGCCTCCCTTCATCCCTGCGAGCAGCGGCAGCGGTTGGAGTGGCCTGCTCGGTGGCTGGAAGGATTTTCTCGGCTTCGGCGGCGGTGTCCAGTATGCGCCTGGGAAGGCCGTGACGTGGGAAGCGGCCACGATGGGCCAGAAGCTCTCGGCTCTCGGACGGTCCAATGCCGCGCTACTCGGTGGCGCGACGCTCGCGATGATGGGCCTCCAGCGCGGCGGCGTCTCCGGCCTCGCCATGACCACGGCCGGCGGCGCGATGATCGGCTTCAAGTATGGCGGTCCTCTGGGCGCGGCGATCGGCGCTGGGGTCGGAGCGCTCGCTGG